CGCGACAACGTGATCGACTTCTTCGATGGCGTTGGTTCTTCTACTTCCTACGCTGTGTTCGATAGCGGTTGGAAGTATATCTACGATCGCTTTAACGACACCTATCGCTACGTTCCTTGCAACGGCGACGTTGCTGGTCTTTGCGTGCAGACAGGTGCTGATCTGGACCCCTGGTTCTCCCCCGCAGGTTTCACACGCGGCAACCTCCGTGGTGTTATCAAACTTGCTTACACCCCTGCTAAGTCTGATCGCGACAAGCTGTATCAGGCACGCATCAACCCCATCTCGACTTTCCCTGGTCGCGGCACCGTCCTCTTCGGTGACAAGACTGCACTGAGCACCCCGAGCGCATTCGACAGAATCAACGTTCGCCGTCTGTTCCTTACTGTTGAGAGACAAGTTGAGGCACTTGCTAAGAACGTTCTGTTCGACCTGAACGACGAAATCACTCGCTCCAGTTTTGCTGGCGCTGTTGGTGGTTTCCTCCGCGAAGTTCAGGCACGCCGTGGTCTGACCGACTACCTCGTGATCTGCGATGAAACTAACAACACTGGCGATGTGATCGACCGCAACGAATTTGTTGCCGAGATCTATCTGAAGCCTTCGCGCTCCATCAACTTCATCACCATTACTTTCGTGGCAACCCGCACTGGCGTCTCGTTCGACGAGATCGTCGGTAGATGATCCACTTCTTTCTAAATAACCATATAGAGGTATAAACACCAATGGCAGTCTCTAGTAACGTAAAGGACTTCCTCTCAAAAGTAAGGAGTGGAGTCAAACCCAATCTATTCCGTGTGAAGTTAGATTGGCCAGCAGGTCTGGGTGTGTCCCAGTCCGATCGCGAGCTCGGTTCTTTCCTGTGTAAGTCCGCAGCTCTTCCCGCATCCAACCTCGGTGTTATCGACGTGCCCTTCAGAGGGCGCGTTGTGAAGGTCGCTGGCGACAGAACCTTCGACACCTGGAGTGTCACTATTATCAATGACACCAACTTCCGTCTCCGCAACCTGTTTGAATCTTGGTTGCAGAACATCAACGCCCACGAGGATAACGTTGCTGCTCTGATCAACCCCGATGCAGGTGGTGATGGTTACACCAAGGATCTCGTGGTGCACCAACTGGGTCGTTCTGGCGAAGAGCGTCAGGACAACTATGTGAAGACCTACAAACTGTGGGGTTGCTTCCCGACTCAGATCTCCCAGATCGATCTCGCTTATGACAGCAACGATCAGATCGAAGAGTTCACTGTTGAATTCCAAGTTCAGTACTGGACCTCTGGCGACAACAGCGAAGAGTACGATAACGTTATTTCCTGATTGAATAAATACCTGAGTATCAGGTATTTTCCAAAATATAATGGCACAACTATTTGGATTCTCTATTAAGAGAAAGGAGGGACCTAAAGGGCAATCCCCGATCCCTCCTTCACAGGATGATTCTATCACCACTATTGCTGGTGGTTATTTTGGACAATATGTAGACCTCGATGGCGGCGCGTCAACTCGTAACGAGTACCAGTTGATTCGTCGCTATCGTGATATGGCTCTGCATCCAGAGGTTGATACCGCCATCGATGAGGTGGTAAATGAAGCTATTATATCTGATCTTGACGATACTCCCGTCCAGATCGAACTTTCTAACTTGAATGTTGGAGAAAATATCAAGACTAAAATCCGTGAGGAGTTTGAAAACGTTAAGCGTTTGCTTGACTTCGATCGTAAATCTCACGAGATCTTCCGTCGCTGGTACATTGATGGAAGACTTCATTATCACAAGGTAATTGATCTCAACAATCCCAAAGTTGGTATCACCGAACTTCGTTATATTGATCCCCTAAAGATTAAAAAAGTCCGCGAACTTAAAAAGCAATCGGACCCCAACGAAGCACGCCGTGTAGGTAAAGAACCTACTGCTTTGGATTATGACTTCGGTCAACACGAAGAGTATTACATTTATAATCCTAAAGGGTTCCTCAATATGAACGGACCTGAGCAGAAAGGTATTAAGATTGCTATGGATGCAATCGCACATACCAACTCTGGTCTTCAGGATTTAAACCAAAAAATTACTCTTTCTTTCCTGCATAAAGCAATCAAGTCTCTGAACCAGTTGAGAATGATTGAAGATGCTCTGGTAATTTATCGCTTATCGCGTGCACCCGAGCGCAGGATTTTCTACATCGATGTCGGTAACCTGCCTAAAGTTAAGGCGGAACAATACCTTCGCGATGTGATGAATCGGTATCGCAATAAACTGGTATATGATGCTAACACGGGTGAGATTCGCGATGACAAAAAGCATATGTCTATGCTGGAAGACTTCTGGCTTCCTCGCCGCGAGGGAGGGCGCGGTACCGAAATCTCTACTCTTCCTGGCGGGCAAAACCTTGGTGAACTAAAAGACGTAGAGTACTTCCGAACGAAGCTCTTTAAATCGCTCAACTTACCCCCGAGTCGGTTAGATGGAGAAAAAGGATTTAGTCTCGGAAGAAGTAATGAGATTCTTCGTGACGAACTTAAATTTTCCAAGTTCGTCGGTCGCCTCCGTAAAAAGTTTTCTGTTCTGTTTGATGATCTTCTGAAGACTCAACTGGTTCTGAAGAGAGTTATCTCCCTAGAAGAGTGGGAAGATATGCGCGAGCATATCCAATACGACTTCCTGTTCGATAACCACTTCCAAGAACTTAAGGACGCGGAACTTAACAACAACCGTTTAGATCTCGCTATCAAGATGGAACCTTACCTGGGTAGATATTTCTCTGCTGAATATATCAAAACTCAAGTGCTCCAACAAACTGATACCGAGCGGAAAGAAATCGAAGCGCAAATCAAAAAAGAACGTGCTTCTGGTCTCATTCCTAGCATCGTTCCTATCGATGCTGCACTCCCCGAGAATCAACCCGATCTCGGTATGAGCTCTTCTAGCGATCTAGAAAGCTAAATAATAATATTCTGGTACTTGTAATGGAAAATACGAACCCTGAAGTTTCCGCACGTGCGGCGGTTGATGCTATTGCTGATGGCAATCGTGCTACAGCAGTAGATGCTATCAATCAAATGCTCTACGGCAAATCCGCAGAGACATTAGATAATTATGCTGATGTTCTTGCTAAGACATACTTTGGCAACATTGGTGGCGAACAACCAGAAGCAACTGCTCAACCTGAAACAGATGAAACTAATAACGGAAACGATTGAGGAGGTTAATCTTATCGTAGAGGAATCTGGCGGTAAGAAAAATCACTACATCGAAGGAGTCTTTCTCCAAGCGGAACTCAAAAATCGCAACAATCGTGTCTATCCGATGAGCGTTCTTGAGCGTGAGGTGAATAAGTATATTGCTGAGCACGTTAATAATAATCGTGCTGTTGGCGAACTAGGTCACCCCGATGGTCCCACCATCAATCTAGATCGCGTTTCGCACCGCATCGTTTCTCTCAAGAAAGAGGGTACCAATTTCATTGGTAAAGCAAAGATTCTCGATACTCCTATGGGACGCATCGCTAAGAATCTTCTCGACGAGGGCGTCAAACTTGGTGTTTCTTCTCGTGGTCTCGGTTCCGTGGACCGTAGAGAAAACACTTCATATGTCAGAGATGACTTTATGTTAGCAACCGCTGCCGATATCGTGGCAGATCCTTCCGCGCCTGATGCTTTCGTTAATGGCATTATGGAAGGTAAAGAGTGGGTCTGGGATAACGGCATTATCCAAGAAGCAAAAGTTGCTAAATATCAGAAGTTCATTTCTGAGAGTGAGCGCCGCGAAATCGAAACGCGGAAGTTGAGAGTGTTTCAGAATTTCTTGAACTCTCTTTAATTTATAAATAAATCTAGACATAACAGTATTAAAGCTTAGAGGTTAACTCCGATGTCCCAATTGATTAACGAAAAGTTTGAGGAGATGGTTGCAGAAATGCAACTCCCCAGCAGCACGGTGCCTGGCTCGGAGCCCGCTGCTCCTTCTACTCAATCTAAAACCGCAGTGAACGCCAAGGCAAACCCTGGCGATCAAACTCCTGGTAAACTGGATCCCTCCCTGGTGCCTGGTCAGGCAATTCAGGATCTGGGTGGTCCTACTCCTACCAACAATAAGTCCACAGACGACAGCAACAAGCTCAAGGACAATGCTACCCTGAGCGGCGTTTCTGACGAACAAACCCGTGGCGACGGTAAGGATGAGCCCAGCGGTTCTGAGCCCAAACTGGATCAAGGTATCTCCTACGGTACCCGTCGTGAGGACATCGAAGTGGACCTCAGTGCTGACGTTGCAGCACTCGCTGAAGGCGAACAACTGTCTGAGAAGTTCCTGGAAAAAGCAGCAACAATCTTTGAAGCCGCAGTCAAAACTAAGATTGCATCGATTGTTGAGGAACTGGAAGCACAGTACAACACCAAGCTTGCTGAGGAAACCGAGAAGGTTCGCGCTTCCTTGGCAGAAGAAGTCGATGGTATGCTGAAGTATACTTCTGAGCGTTGGCTCGAAGAGAACCAAGTTGCTATCGACACTGGTCTCAAAGTTGAGATCACCGAGTCGTTCATCACAGGACTTAAGGGTCTCTTCGATGAGCACTACATTGATGTGCCTGAGGGCAAAGAGGATGTTCTTGAGTCTATGAACACCTCCCTTCGTGAAATGGAAGATCGCCTCAATGAACAGATTGAAGCGAACGTGAAACTGTCTAATCGCATCTCCGAATTCTCTCGTGAAGGCATTGTTGCCGAAATGAGCGAAGGTCTTACCGATACCCAGAAAGAAAAGTTTGCTTCTCTTGCAGAAGCTGTTTCCTTCAAGGACGAAGAGACCTATAGAGAAAAACTCAACACCATCAAGGGTTCTTACTTCTCGGAAAGCAAGGCAATTGCTACCGAGCAAACTGAAACCCCTGTGGAAGGTCTGACTGAGGACTATGCACCTTCTATGGCTGCATATGTCAACGCACTCAGTAAGAAGTGATTTCTTACATTATAAACTTCAACCCAAATTTTTCAAGTAACTAAAATGGATACCCATCAGTTGCAGGAAAAGTGGGCACCTGTTCTGAATCATAGCGATCTCCCCGAGATTAAGGATTCTCACCGTAAGCAGGTTACCGCTCAACTCCTGGAAAACCAAGAGCGTGCTCTGAACGAGTCCGCAATGATCAACGAAGCTGCTCCTATCAACAGCGTTGGTGCAGACGGTCTTAAGTCTTCTCACGGTTCCTCAGGTCTGGCAGGTTTCGATCCGATCCTGATCAGCTTGATGCGTCGCGCTATGCCTAACCTCGTCGCTTATGACGTGTGTGGCGTGCAACCGATGAGCGGTCCTACTGGACTTATCTTCGCAATGAAGTCGCACTACAACGATCGTAGTGGCGCTGAGGCTCTGTTCAACGAGCCCAACCCTGGTTTCTCTGCCGAAGGTGGCAGCGGTTACGATCCTACCGCTGGTTACGTTGGTCCTGGTAACGGTGGCGATGGTTCTAACCAAGCTGCTTCTGCCAACAACGACGCTGAAGGCGACAACCCCGCTATCCTCAACGACAGCACCACCTACGCCTCTGGCGACGTGCGTTATGAGAACGCTCAGGGCGCTGCTCGTGACTACCTGGAAGCACTGGGAACCTCTGGTTCTCCTGACTTCCGCGAGATGGCATTCAGCATCGACAAGGTGTCGGTGACCGCCAAGTCTCGTGCTCTGAAAGCTGAGTACACGCTTGAATTGGCTCAAGACCTTAAGGCAATCCACGGTCTGGACGCTGAAACGGAACTCGCCAACATTCTCTCTTCTGAGATCCTGGCTGAGATCAACCGTGA